GGGGAATTGAAATGGTCCTCTGCTTACTCTTCTGTGCGGGAAGCACAAGCTGCACACAAGATGCTCTCCAAGGAATTCGGAAAAGAGTTTGAAGTCAAACAGCCAGTTATCCAAAAGAAAGGACAGTATGACCTGAGTTCGTTCTCTGCTTTCGAGGAGACGATTCGGGCAATGTCCAAAGACGACCCTATCAAGAATGCTATCCAAGCTAGGTATGCAGAACTAGTGGGCAAGCGAGGCTTTGGTAAGACTGGCATCATGCGGAAGAATATTGGCGGTGCTCTCGGCTTTGAGACTGGGGCCAAAGGCATCAAGAATTCAGAGCATGTGCTGGAAGCCTACTTCAAACGAGGTGAGTCTTATATTGCCAATCTGGAACGTGCTCAGTTACAGAAACAGATAGGAGAAGCCCCCGCCAAACTGTGGGACAAGGCTCCTATTGCCAAGACCTATATTGATGAGTATCTGCGTCGGGCACGTGGGGCAGAACTGGATACTCTGCCAATGATTAAGACTCTTACTGAGGCAATCTCTACTGAAGTCCTTGGTATGGGGCGACAAGCTCCCCGGCAATTTGCCCAGAACGTATCCTCAGTAATGAGTTTGTTCTGGCTGATGACCCCCAAGTTCTTCCTTGCTCAATTAGCACAGCCGTTGAATGCTGCTGCCAAGTTGGTAGATTTGTATCAATTAGGAGATAAGGTATCTAATCCTGTCCATGCTGTGTTTGATGGATACTTGGAATCTTTCTCTCCGGATGCTATCTCGCAAGAAGCCCGGAAATATGCCAAGAAGAATGGCTATCTGGATTCTACCATTGTTTCCCTATTGGAGTTGAAACTTCACGATTTGAAGGGAGAGAAGTGGAAGATCGTAGATGATGCCGCTCGCTTCACTATGGGTAAGATGGAAGGCCAGCTTGTGCGGACTCCTGTGTTCCATATGTTTGAGAAGGCACTCCGAAAAGAAATCCCGGACAATAAAGAACGATTCCAGATCGCGGCCAATCTGATGGACAACTACATGGTCCATTACGATCGTGAGTCTGGGCCTATGGTCTATGACAAGACCGGACTGATTGGTGAGATGGCCCGCCCCTTGAAGACCTATGCCCATAACTATTGGGGACAGTTCTTTGAGTATGCTCAAACGGTTAAGGACACTGGAAAGATTGCTCCCTTGGCCACTATGCTTGGCACTCAAACTCTGGTATCTGGAATGAAGGGAGTGATTCTGGTTGCAGAAGCAACTGCGATTATCACTCTATTGAACAGTCTGTTTGCTACTGACATCCCTACTCCGGAACAGCTCTTGCTAGAATCCGGGGCCTCTGATGCCCTCATCTATGGTGGGTATTCAGATGCATTGGGTGTGGATATCTCTAGCTCAATGGCTTCTCCCGGAATGCCCTCCATGTTCTCCTTCCCTCCTGCTGAGTTCGGAGCGAATGCAATCAAAGAGTCGTGGAACTATCTCAGGAAGAAGATTGATGGAACAGATACCGATCAAGATGCAATGAAAGCAATGATGGCTGTAACTCCTACGGCCATGCGCGGATGGATTGAGGCTCTCTACTCTGAGCCGGGAATGCCCATCCCCAAACCCACAGACAAGATGAAGGGAAACTTCCCTGCTCCTGAGGCTGGGTCGAGAGAAGAGTTCATCCGCTTTGGACTGAACCTTAAGTCTATTGATGAGTCAAAGGCTGATGCCATTGCTAGGGTAACCAAGCAATTGCTAGCCCGAGATGTGGAACACAAGTTGTCTGCACTAGATGCTATTGTAGATCGTGTGTCGAATGGACAAGAACTTTCTCCGGAACTGATTCAGAAGTATATCTCTGAAGGTGGGGATATGAGCAATCTGTCTGGGAATATTGTGAAGCGATTGAAGGACAAACAAATGACCTTCATGGAAAGGGAGCAGGCAAAGGCCCCGACACAAACCCAGATACATAGACTGGATACCCTCCGTAAGTTTCTTGATGAAGAGACTATCGAAACAATTGAAAAAGATATAGTGGAAGGGAAAAGTATTGGCTTCCAAAAGATGGCAGTATATGGGGAACCTGCCGATGTGAATCGGAGTAAGTCCAAAACCCTTCTCGACGCAGGAAGGCTTGCTAGAAACATGGACCTACGCCAAATGGAAGCAGAGGCCAAACAGATTTTTCCTAACAGTAAAGAAAAACAAATCGACTGGATTAAGTTCCAAATGATGAAGCGACTGGACCAAGGAGAAGAGTTAAAAGAGTTCCAGAAAAATATTCGTCGTCGTAAGCAACAAAATAATTATGAGGAAATGTAATGGAGTTGGCTCTTTATCGCACTAAGCTATTGAGCAACCGAACCATTGGACAGTTGTATATCAATGGAGAGTTCTTCTGCTTTACCTTGGAGGATAAGGTAAGAGAAGTTCCCGGCAGGCCGGTAGAAGAGTGGAAGATTTGGGGAGAGACTGCCATCCCTATGGGAAGGTATCCTGTAACTCTGGAACGCTCCCCCAAGTTCGGCCCTGACACTATCTCAATTGGCAGAGTGCTTGGCTTTACCTACATCCGTATCCACGCTGGCAATACGGAGAAGGACACCGAGGGTTGCCCTATCGTGGGCTATGCCCTGACTGCTGACAATATCATCAAGCCGGGAACTACCAGACCAGCGTTGTTGGACTTGAAGGACAAAGTGAAGAAGGCAATCAAAGAAGGAGAGACGGTTCATATTACCGTCAGTCAAATATAATGTTTTGGACTACTATACTTGCTGCGCTACTCCCCGCCGGAGTGGATATTCTAAAAGACTCTGCTGGGGCCATCAGTCGAAAGATTGTTGGGCTTTCGGTGGAAGATGAAATCAAACTAAAGAATGCTGATGTTGAGCGTCTGACTGCAATTGCTGCACTGGATAATCCCTATGGAACACCTTCTCAATGGATTGTTGACCTTCGGGCCAGCTTCCGTTATATTGCTGCTGCTGTGCTTATCTTGGCTGGAGTCATCATCATGGGTGTGGGAGCAGATCAATATCTTAACCCAACGGAGATGGTGGATGCGGAACTAGCGTGGGGAATCATTCTCCTTGGGGCTGAGACTGCTGGCGCCCCCTTCAGTTTCATCTTCGGTGAGCGTATGTGGACTGGATTGAAAGGTCTACGTAAGTAAGTTACAGAAACAATAGACGTAAAAAAGCCCCTCAATTCGAGGGGCTTTTCTTTTGGTGCTTAGTATTTATTAGGAGGCCAGAACCAACAGATTACAATGATGGCAAGGCATATCATCAAGAAGGCAGAATCCATCAGGTTACCTTTTTAATTCTGGCAATTGACTTAATGTTCGGCCAAAGAATAGTCATAGCGTCAGAGATGGTGGTTGTATCCAACACATGATTCAATGCAAGAACCAAACCATTTGCTTTTTGATTCGTTCCAATAAAATAGCCAACAGACTCCACGGTATAAGGCTCTTCATTTAGCGCAGCGTCTCGATCTCTCCATCGACCGTTTGAGAAGTGATCTTCCCAGACTACTTGTAGAGTATCCCCAATCTTAATGTTCTTCGGGAGGCTTGGCTTCTTCTGTTTTCTTTTCACTCTTTACTCTCTTTTTAGTTGGAGTTATTTCATACATTTCTTTCACCATTCCCCGTGGAATCTTGATGGTATTACTAATCGTGCGGGTGCCCGGAAAGTAACTGTCTGCAATTAGAATCCTATCCGGTTCATCCCGAATTAAGAATCCGATTGAGGTGCAGAGGCAAGCAGCCAAAGGTTCCAAAGGTTCCTCCTGCCACGAGACTTCCGACTCCGCATCGTCCCAGATAACCACGTAGAGGGGATACTTAAACTTCAGTGCTTTCGCCATCTTGTTCCTCTAGCTGTTCTGATAGAAACTCATACCTCTCTGATACTCGATCTTGGAAGGCTTCCAGTAACTGTTCAGAAGTTACATCTAGCAATTCCAGTAAAGTCACAATGTCGAAACGCTGTGCTAGTCTGTCAGTTAATTCCGGAAGCAGGAGAGACATTAGTTACTTGTTCAGTTGAATAATCTTTGTGTCTGGTTTGGCAATTACTTCTTTGACTTTGAAGTAACGTCCTTTAACCCCACAAAATACATCATTGGTGCGAGCCGTGGTCAAGGGAAGAGGAACACCAGAGATCGGGTCCCGACATTCCTCAAAGGTGCAAGCAAGCACCTTATCTCCATTGCCTATCTGCACCATATTGCAGAAATTGCAGTCCATGCAAATCTTCATTTATCTTCAAATCCTCTTTCTTTAATCTTCTGTTCTAGGAGACTATACAGTTCAATTTCCATACTTATAGGAACACGCATCTCCAGCCAAGTCCAGCGATCTGGTTTATCCGTCCCCGGTTTATCATAATAAATAGAAGTTCCTTCTTGCTTCAAGGGAGGTGGAACCAGTCCAAATTCTGCCCCTTTAAGATCGCTCATTTCAGAAGGCTCGCTGCTCGGGTATAGTCTTTGAACAGAGCGTAGTAGCCAGTATCATCCGGCACTATATAGAACACCTGAACTCCAAGAGCTTCGGCCAAAGCCTTCTCTGCATTGGCACCCTTACTGGTTTCCCAGCCGGGAAGCAAAGCTACTGCCTCCGCATTGCGACAAATCCATTGGGTGTCTGCTTCTAGGGCTTCATTGAGGCTGAAACCGAGAGCTTTGGTATCTTCCAGACTACCAGTCTCACTAGCAGCAATTTCTTCCCCATACTTCTGGGTGTCTCGTTCGGCAGGGTTAAAGACTTCATGCCCAATAGAACGAAGGTGGGCAGTTACTGCATTGAAAGCAGGGAAATTAAAATGGGGTAGACCCTGCATCTTCCCGGCGACGTAAATCTTCATCGAGTTTTTCCTTTAGTTTATTGATATCAAAGAACACACCACCATCTGCAAATTGATACATCACATCCCAGCGTTCTGGTTCCTTATCAAACAGAACGTAGCATCGCTTACCAGAACCTCGCATATAACCCAACTCAAGGTGTCCGGATTTTCCCGCAGGAAGAACCAGAACACAAGCATCAGCCCGATTAAGATGATGGAGATCAAAAGAAAATACGTGTTTGGCTGCGTAACTTTCGAGGGCTTGGTCGTAACTGACCCCTTTGCTTTTTTCATATTCTTGCCACGAGTCGTCAGCAGTGGGGCCAGCAGCAAACCAATCGTCGAATACATCGTAGCCAAGTTGCCGAATGTCCTTCGCAATCTCAGGAATCTGCGGATTTCGCAGGGAACCAATGAGATAAATTACAGGGACCATTAACCCCTCTCTTCGGCGTATTTGTCTGCAATCATCATGCAGAAGTTGGCAATGTCAGCAGCTTCGTCTAAGACTTCCCGCTTGGGTTTACCATCAATGACAGCACATGCCAGTTCCTCACATTCTTCCTGAAGACGATTGAAGAGGTCAGACATACTTTCTGCCAACCAGCCTTCTCGGTCTCCCTTGTGTCGGTTCACATCCAGTTTGTGTTCCATAGCCCGTGCAAAATCTCGGACAAAGGGCCAAGTTGCGCTTAGCTTTACGGGGGTTGTGGTAAGACCAAATCCTGAGATTCCAACTTCGCTACTCATTAGTAAACATCTCCATTGTCAATAATCTTACGGTTTTCATAAGGCACCGCAAGTCGCCGATAGAACTCCTGCTTAGCACATTCCAGTGCCCCTACCACATCATTGATTGTCTGGTAATTCAAACCATGACCTTTGATATAGTAGGCAACTGCCTCACTTATAATCCAGTTCAACTGCCCCGGGTTTTTTGGGTGAGCTTTTGTATCTCTGTTACGATCTTGTTTAAGAATATATGGCATTGAGGATACTCATGGTAAAGGCCCCTGAAAATGCAGCCTGTGTAAAAGAAAGCCAAGGCGAAGATACCCCACTGCTCTGCTTGGTAACTGGTGTAAAACCAGATGGGTTCTACTGCTAGGTTAACCCACCAGCCCGCTTTGCGCGTTACTGGTTTGCTCAGTAAAAAGACAGCCATTGCTGAGCCTAGAAATAGGAGAACCTGAAGTGTTGTTGCTAGCACTGTTCTTTATCTCCTGTTCTCGCAGATACAGTTCGAGGGCCGCGAGAGCGTTCCAAGCGATTTGTGCCCGGTGTAATGCTCCAGTATCTCGGTCAATTGGTCCCTCGACCGATAGACCTGTGAGATGGCGGGCGAGAGCGTCTGTATAGCGGTTGACACCATCGGGCACGCTTTCCCATCCCTTCCAACTATACTTTCTTGCTCCAATCTCAGACACTCTTGCGACAGTTTCAACTGCGCGAGGGAAGTAGTCAAGCAATCCACGGAATACTGGACTTTTTCCAAGGTCACCTTTAGTGCCGGGTTCTTTAAGGTCTTTTCCACTGGGGTCTTTTCCTTCAAATTGAAAGATTGCATTTGGGTTTGGCATTGGATACCAACCTCCGGGTTTAGTGTTTGTGATTCTGTCAAATTCTTCTTTGGAGCAAGTTGTCGGGTCATATCCGAATGTTACTTGTCCTTGGTCCAAATCAGTTTCCATACTTCCTCCGTAAGAAGTCCATTGACACGGGCATCTCATCGAATGCTCCGTCTTCTACTGCATGGAGCATCCAGATACCACGCCACGTTTGGGCATTGCCCTGCCATTTGAGATACTCTTCATCGTGCTGGTAGAACCCACCAACGAAGATGCCAGTCATGGCCTTACCGTCAGCACGAGTTGCATAGGCAATACTACGCCCTTGCACATGACCCATCACACACGATTGGTGCTTCTTGTTGAGGAGAGCTTGAGCAGACGTAACAGGGCGTCCCATGATTCCCGTCGTGAAGAAGTGGCAGAAGGCAACACCGTCAATGACCACTGGTTCCAAGTAGGGATACACTTCCCAACCAAAGTCCTCATATGTGAGGTCAGCAAGACCGATCGTTCCATCTAGCTTGGGGTCCGACTCGATTGCCCGGACGATTCGTTCCTCGTGGTTACCCAAAGTGAGGACCATTCGAGGCCGATATTGTTTCTTTCCGTTTTTTCTTTGTTGTTCATTATACTCCCAAATGGGGGTTAGGAATAACATCATTGCGTCTCGGGCAGCTTGAATATCATCCCGATAACGCCTCCCCTCAAAGGACTTTTTGCCTACGTCATAAGAGGACAGAGAAGGCATGTCCGCAAAGTCTCCGATGCAAACAATCACATCAGGTTTCTTGTGGACTGCATACTGCCCTGCCCACCGGAGGTGTTCTGTGGGAACCCCCGGTTTGACCTGAACATCAGGTATTACCATTATCTTCGACATATTAGTGCAACTGTTTGCCGAGGGTAAGTTCTTGCTCCGGAGTGTTTTCCTCTGCGGATTGGGGGGTTTCTGCAGGCGCAGGTGGCTCGTCGTGGAACACGGCCAAACCTTGACCTACTAGGGCCATGACAGCAAAGTTGATCAGAACGAAGGTTTGTTCCTTGGTCAAGGACAGAACAAACTCTACACCACCTTCCTTAGTTGCACGAAGCCGCTCAATAACCATCGGCTTATCTTCACTAGGCAGTTCCGGAGTGTCGGGGGTTTGGTTTTCGTTACTCATTTATTTGATTCCTCTTTTTGTTTTTTGAAAAGCTCTATTGGGAATTTATTAATTGATGCCCAACGAAAATCATGTTGGTCACACCACTCAGCATACGTAGTCTTTGACTTGCTACTAAGCTTATTATTGGGTTGACTGAACACGAGAAAGATTTCTACATCTGGGTGCTGCTCCCTAAAGGACAGCAGATTACCACGATTGCTTGGGGAAAAGTATCCCTTTGTTTCTACATATAGGGTAGGGGTAATTTCCCAATCTGGTTTGTAGTGTGCCCGCTTAACAAACTCAAAGGTCTTTGCTTCATACTTGGCTTTCACACCGTTCTTGAGGCAAAGCTCCGCAAATCGTTTTTCTAGTCCTGACTTATACGGACCCTTCTGCTTCTTTGACTTTGCTCTCATTAGTTACTTTAAAGATTTCCTGTGTAATGTCCAAATCTGTGGGTGACTTGGGGGTAACTCGATACCCATCATGTGTCCAAGCAATGGGAATCCACTCAGCTTCACCTGCATAGTAAGCAAATGACTGGAATCTTTGTTGGTGGCTTTTACCAGCACGATGAAGAGTATCTCAAGTGGCAGGGCAATGCCCAAACGTGGCGTGGTGTTTGGATGCTCCATGCAGTAGACGACGGAGCGTTTGACGAAATGCCTGTATCCCTTGAATTCCTACGGAGAAAATATGGTTAACCTTGAAGACAAGGGATTTACAATTAAACTATTTGAAGGAGTTGATCCTAGTGGAAAAGACCTCAAAGAACCCGGCACTAAAGGCGACCTTGGAAAAAGTCCTGTATTCCGTGGACTGCTTGACTATTTCCCTCGCGCAGTTGAAGCAGTCGCAGAAGTATCTGCAATTGGAGCAAGAAAGTATAGTTGGAAAGGATGGGAAAGCGTGCCCGATGGTCTCAACCGCTATACAGACGCTCTCGCCCGCCATCTCACAGGCCTATCAATCGAGGGAGACTTTGATAAAGATACTGGAGCCCTACACCGAGCCCAAATTGCATGGAACGCAATGGCCGCGCTCGAAATCTATCTCCGGGAAGCTAAAGCTAATCCTCCCAAATGATTGATATTGCGCTACAAGTCCTGCTGTTTGTCGGCAGTGCAGCCTCAGTCTTCCTTCTCTCGTCTCCGAAAACGAGGAAGGTTGGCTGGTGGACCAACCTCTCGGTGGAGCCTATCTGGTTCTACACGAGTTACCAAGCGGAACAGTGGGGTGTCTTTGCCCTAGCGTTCATCTATACCGGCTGCATATTCCGTGGCCTTTACAATGAGTATCCACAATGCCCTATATTCCTAAACACGACCGTCACAGAGATACAGTCGCTCATCCGAAAAATTCGGGGCAGTTGAACTGGGTCATTAGTGACGCAGTAGCTGGCTACGTCAAAGATCGCGGTTTGAATTACCAGACGATCAACGATGTAGTCGGAGTTCTTGAAGCAGCAAAGCTTGAGTTTTACCGGCGACTTGCGGTGCCGTATGAAAACCACAAGATCAAAGAAAATGGAGATGTATATTGATTACCATTCCAACCAGCCTCCCTCCAGAGTGGGAAAAAGTGATAGAGGATGTGGTTTTAGAATTAAGTCGCGCGACCGCAAAGTTTGGTCCCTTTAATTCATCCCACGAAGGTTACGCTGTAATTAAGGAGGAGTTTGATGAGATGTGGGATGAGATCAAAAAGAATGATATCCCTAGGTCTCGTGAGGAGTGTGTTCAAGTCGCATCCTCTGCCATCCGTTACTTAATTGACATTGATTATCAAAAATGAGCCCAGTAATTTATCTCATTGGTTCCCTCCGCAACAAGGCAATCCCTGAAATTGCAAAAGAAATCCGGCAAGTTGGTTATGAAGTCTTCGACGATTGGTTCGCGGCAGGTCCCATTGCGGACGACAGTTGGCAGGAATATGAAAAAGGAAAGGGTGTCTCTTATGACAAAGCCCTCTCTGGCTTCGCTGCTAAACACGTGTTCGCTTTTGATCTCCATCATCTTAATCGCGCTGATGCTTGTATTCTGGTATTACCTGCGGGTAAGTCCGGACACCTTGAACTTGGTTATATACGAGGTTCTGGCAAAAGGTGCTACGTTCTGTTTGATGCAGAACCCGAGCGTTGGGATGTGATGTATCAGTTCGCAGACGGTGGTGTCTTCTTTGATATCAACAAACTAAAGGAAAAGCTGGAAGAAGACTTGCGACTTCACGAACAAGCTGATCCTCCCTTCTAAAAGGAACAACATGAAAGTTTACCTCGCAGGACCCATGTCTGGCATTCCCGAGTTTAACTTCCCTGCTTTTTTTGCTGCTGCGGAGAAGCTTCGAGCGGAAGGCCATATAGTATTTAATCCTCCAGAAAAAGACCTTGAAATGTGGGGGGATATGGAAAATGTAGCCAAGAAAGCAAACTACCGTGACTGTCTTCGGGCAGACTTAAACTGGATTCTTGACCACGCAGAAGCAATTGCTTTTCTTCCGGGGTGGGAAGCCAGCAAGGGAGTAAAGACAGAGAAAGCACTTGCTGAATGTCTTAACCTAAAGCAGATTTATCTATGAGTGATCCCAAAGGTGCAGGGTTTGGCTTGTCCGCTGTAAAAACAGAAGGCACCGAGGTGAAATTTGACAGCAAAGCTAAAAATCCCGGAGATGCTGCTAACTGGACTTACATGGAAGTTCGAGTTCCCCGTAGTATGGAGCACGAACTTTATGATATGGTCATTTCCAAGATTCGAG